ATCCTTTTAATCCCGTTTGGGATACTCTTTTATAAGGGTTTAAAGCAGCTGTTTGCTACTTGATCTTCTTGGTCTTAGGACCGAGAAGAATTAGTCCCCTTCGTTGGAAGGAAACTCTGGCCAGTCTTCCGACTGATCTTGAACTTGTCTTGAATGACTAAGTTCGTCACTCGCTAACCAAAGCGAAGGCATGCCTTCGAAAACGTCGGCAATTGCGCGGTCTTCACGCGATGCGTAGACCCCCCAGCTTCTTTCACGGAAGCCTTTTGATAGTGTATACATATCAGTAGCGGAACTCAGTAGGTTCCACAGGATCAAGGTTGCCCTTGATTGTAGCCCAGGCCTTGTTGGCCCGTTCTTTTACATTATTAATTTTTAATGTCATGAAAGACCTAGAAATCTTTCCATCCCATATCTTTCTATGGGCTTCTCTCCTTGCTAATGCTTCGGAGATTCGATCTATACTTATAAGATCGTACTCATCTTCGAGATATCGAAGAAGTTTAATGACAGGTAATGTCTTCATGTCCTCTGGAATTAGAGGACTTCTGCGTATATTTGGTATACGTCTAAACTTTATGTTTGCACATACAGTCTGAATAACATTGAAGTTATTTTCCCATTCGAATCCTTTCGGATTCGAGCGGTATACTCCTTGCAGGAGTAGCGAGTACTTGATGAAATCATCATACTCTTTGAGGTTTAATATTGCCTCGTACCAAGGAAGTCTTTCCTTCTGAAACCACGTACTGTGGTAGTCTACGATTTTGCCGATAAGCATATCGAGTCCTCCTAATTCTTTAGGAAGTGAAGCCATGGACGAACCCAGCTTCTTAGCCTCGTGAAAATTCGAGGCCCAGAGGAGCACTTTGCTCCTTTGCCGCGTACTGCGGACAAGGTGCCAACGGGCCTGCTTGCTAGCGGCCTTGGCATGACCTATGAAAGGCGAAACACCGTCTTTCTTTACCTTGGACCTTCCGGACAAGATAGAACCTTTGATAACATCAAGGTTGAAAAGATCGTTAAAGAAACAATCAGCGAAGCCTGCAAGGTCTTCGAAAGTCTCCTGATTTAGGATTCTAGATGCGTATGACTCGCATAGAGTGCAACTAATCTTATTAATTGCATTAAGCTTGGAAAATACCATACCAAGCTCTTCTGCTTGCCAGCAGTATTTTAAGCAATGCTTAAGCTTTGCTTTTAGAAGGACTAAATCGTCCCCCACGGACTGGCCTATTGGCCAGTCTTCTCCGTCGAAGCAATATCCGACGTTACCCATCTGTATTAAGGTGAGATGTATGAAGGACATGCCGTCCCCCATAAAGGTCCCGCGGGTTGAAGTGACGGTTTCGTCGCCATCCCACAGGCCAAGCGCTTTTACATCGCTCATATCAACTTCACGTTGATTTACCTTGAATAGGTCTGAGAAGACCTGCCAAGGGAGAAAGTCATCCATGACTTCATCGCAGAACTCATTCTGCATGTCTTGTACCTTTGGTGGTATATTATAGGTGGCCTCTTTAAGGTCCGCCGAAAGGAATTGTCTTTCCTCCATTAGTTCATCTGTTTGAACTAAATCGTGGTCTTCAAACCACGCTGCACAGTACTCATCATAAGTACTACGGTCAAAGTCTTCAACTGAAGACTCTGCATTTGAATGGTCGTCAGACCAGCTACTAGTTCCGGACAGGGACGCTCCGTGTAGATGGAGATCCATTATTAACGTAATGAGTTGCTGTTGATTCAGTGGAAAGCAT